AATCACCATAGCATCAGGGGTTACTGTTACTGTGTCTGGAACGTGGGTGATAGTATGAGCAAGCTACAAGTAGAAACCATATCGCATACGAATAATACTACGGCTCAGACTATTGATAGTAGTGGTCGTATTTTTACTCCAGCAAGACCTAGCTTTCTTGTGAGAGGTTATGGAAGTATTACTGGGGGTTCGCAATCAATAAATAATATTACCACTGGTTCTTCTGTAGGTATATATTACAATTTTGATGAAGTACATCATAACATAGGTTCTCATTTTACAAATTCTACTGGAAAGTTTGTTGTTCCAGTTACAGGGTTATATTTTATAAGTGCTGGATATGGCTATAAAGCAACAGCTAACTGGGGAAATCTTATTCTTTTTGCTCAAGATGGAGATGATACTGGTGCTGGATTTTTGAGTCAATGGACACCTAATGGTAATGATGGAATTGGTAGCTCCATGAGTATACACAAACAATGCACTGCTGGAGATGAGATAGCTGTGGGTTCACATACAGGCTATGCGTTCCCAGTTACGTCAAACGTATACTTTTACTTTAATGTCACATTAATAGGGTAAAAAAATGAGTGTAGAATTAGAAGCGTTGAGAATTGAAAGAAATAAATTGTTAGAAAAAAGCGATTGGACACAAGCTAATGATAGTCCTTTGTCGGATAGCAAAAAAACAGAGTGGGCTACCTATAGACAAGCATTAAGAGATATAACAAAGACAGCATCTCCAAAGATAGGAACACAAGCACCTTACTTTAATAGTCTTGACCCATCCTCAGTAACCTTCCCAACAAAACCTTCATAGGATAAGACAATGGCAAGTATATTAAAAACAGACAAAATCGAAGGAGTGACCGCAAGCGGTACTGTGCAGATGCCGGCTGGTCATGTGATACAAGTGACAGAAAGCACTATAACTACACAAATTAGCACCACCTCAACATCTCTGGGTGCAACTGGTCATATTGTTTCAATAACGCCAAAATTTGCAAATAGTAAATTGATAATTTCTCTTTCTGGTGGAGAACAGACATATAGTGGCTCAGGTATAATAGTTGGACATATAAATCTTTTTCGTGAAAAACCAGGAGTGGCTTATGATGATATAGGTCAAATAACTGAGAACACCATAGGTGGAGATATTTATGGTGCTACACATGGTGCAGAATTTGTAGATACTACACATAACACGACTGGTACAATAAATTACCAAACCTATATAAAAACAGGTTCAGGCAAAACATACTATTATAATTATGCCCCCTCTTATTGTGTATTTAAAGTAATGGAGATAGCCCAATGAGTATTGATAACAAAATTATGAGGTCACTATGTCTACGTTAAAAGTCGATACAATACAGGGTAAAACCACAGCCTCAAATGTAAAACTTCCTGCTGGTACAGTTTTGCAAACCGTTTTTGCAAACGCATCAACAATGACAACAATTAATTCAACTAATTATGTTGATTCCAATTTAACAGCAACAATTACACCAAAATATTCAACAAGCAACATACTAGTATTGTCAAGTCTCACTTTTGATAATGCTTCAAATGATAAAATTGGAGCTAAACTTTTACGAGGTAGTACAACTATCAAAACAGAAGCATGGTGGACATTTGGTCAAGGACTGGGTGCTAGTGATGCCGTAGCGTATACTGTTGCCAGAGAATCACATTATCATTTAGATTCCCCTGCAACAACAAGTGCAACTGTATATAAATGGCAAGTAGCAAGACTTACTGGTAGTAGTAATAACTATATTAACTACGATAATGGTGGTGACGAGTCAGATTCGCAGATAATTCTTATGGAAATAGCACAATAGGAGAAAAACAATGACAACAATAGCAACAGCATTATCTAGTTTAGGAATTAAAGAATGGGTACTCAGAGGAGAGCCTACAACTGAAGCAGAGTTTAACGCTATGTTTCGCAAAGTTACTGGAGCAGACAGCAATGGTTCAGCTATTGAGAGTGATAAACCTTCAGACTTTGGCACAACATGGAAAGCTGTATCTGATAAAAAGACAGAGCTAGTCAATGCAGAGCCTATGCGATTGCTTAGAGTTGAGAGAGATAGATTGCTTGCTGAAACAGATTGGACTGCGTTAGGTGACGTTACCCAATCAAGCGATATGAAATCTTATAGAACTAAGCTGAGAGATTTACCAGCTAGTGCATCACCAAAGCTATCAAGTGATGGGTCGCTAGATATGTCCTCTGTTACCTGGCCAACAAAGCCGAGCTAATGACAAAGGCAGATATCAGCCAGATAATGACAAAGCTGGCTATCATTGAGACTAAGATGCAAAGTGTTGAAAAGCGTGTGTCACGCCTAGAGCGTATTCTTATTGGCTCTGTAGGTGCGTATTTTCTTGTGACTGTTGGAATATTCATACAACTCGTATTGTAATTTAGGAGAAATCATTGGTTTTCGGTGTAGGAGAAGCCATAGCTGCTGCTGCTGCATTTAAAGCTGCTGTTGATGGTATTAAGAGTGCAATAGGTACAGCAAATGATGTACGAGATATTGCAAGTCAAATAGACCAGCTTCTTGATAGCAAATCACGCATAGATAAGGCAAAGAATAAGAAGGTAGCCCCAGGGCAGTTCAGTATTAGTTCCATTGCGTCTGAAACTATAGACGCAAAACTCGCTGAAGAGGAGATGTATCAGATCAAGATGCTGATTGATAATCGCTTTGGACATGGCACATTCCAAGGAATCCTAGAGACACGCCAGAAGCGTATCAAGGAATACAAAGAAGCACAGATAAAACAGGCAAAGCAAAAGGCAGCACAAAGGGCTGAGATGATGAATGACCTCAAATTACTCGTATGGATTATTCTTGGGTCTATCGTTGCTGTTATGGGTATCCTTGCCTTCTTCTTTGTTCAGTGGTGAGCCTTACTGTTACGCTGTAAAGAAACATGAGTCGAGTGTTAGTCAAAGTGCTTTTGAATGGATTTGCGTCTATAGACACAATGAGATAATACAGCTTGCACAAAGCGATAATATAAAGAACTGCTTTACATGCTTTCTCAAGAAGTTCTCAGACTGGACTTGGGAGCAAGAGATACGAAAGGGCATAAGAGAAGACCCTAAGTACATAACGTGCCGGAGATACAAACGCAAAAAATCAAAGAACGGACAAGAGGTCTGTTTATACAGAGGCGCAAATAATACCTACACGCTAGTTGTCGAAAATTCGTGTCCTCAAGAGTTTCGGTGCAAGTATGAGCCTAATGGCAAAGAGCCTAACATTGATAGCGTAGTAGATTCACTCAACGATAGTTTTAAGAAATGACACAGAAAAGATTGCAGAAAGGGTCAGTCTGGGAAAAGGCTGATGCTAATGGTGACAATATCATAACGGACAACGAGATTGCTTTACGAGAGAGGATGATACGCATTGAGAACCAAGACAAGAAAGAAGATCAACAGAGAATTATGGTCTGGTTCTCCGCTATCAGTGTCACAGCTTTTATTGTTGTACTTATGTTGCCTATCGTACCGCTAGACAGGCTCGATATGCTCTCAAGCATAGCCTCGACTTGGGTGATTAGTAACATGGGTATCATAGGGGCATTTATTGCGTCTAATGCGTTTAAAAAGAATGGGGAGAACAAGCAATGAAAGTAAAAGGTGTAGACCTATCAGCCCTCACTAAGAGGCAACAGGAGACTATGAAAAGACATGGGGTTCATCATACAGCAAAGCACATGAAAGATATGCTGAAGCGTATGAAGAAAGGCGCAACATTTACAGCAGCCCATAAAGCTACAATGAAAGCAGTAGGCAAATAATGCCATTCTCTAAGTATTCGCCAAAACAAAAGAAACTAGCGAGAGTAGCTTCTCCAAAGGATAAGATTACGGCTGCTGATTTTAAGAAACTCAAGAAAAAGAAAAAGAAGAAAGCATGAGTAAAAAGAAAGTCGCAAAACCAACAAACCCATCGCTCTATGCCAGAGTAAAGGCAGAGGCAAAGAAGAAATTCAAGGTTTATCCCAGCGCATATTCTAACGGGTGGTTGGTTCGTGAGTACAAGAAACGTGGTGGAAAATATAAGACTGTGAGTGCGTAATGGCAAAGCCTAGAGGTGGACTGACTAAGTGGTTTGGTAAAGGTAAGAAGGGCAACTGGGTTGATATATCTGCGCCTAAGAAAGATGGTAAGTTTCAACCCTGTGGTCGTAAGTCAGCAACCAAAAGTAAAAGAGGTTATCCGAAATGTGTTCCGGCAGCTACAGCTAGAACCATGACAAAGGCTCAGATTAAGTCTGCGGTTACACGCAAAAGAGCTAACCCATCTAAAAACGTAAAGACGTTTGTTAGAAAAAAGAAGAAAACATAAAGGAGAACTATCATGCCAATGGGAACAGGAAGCTATGGCTCTACTAAAGGTAGACCACCAAAGAAAAA